GGCGGATTAAATGTAGGAGGAGTATCAAATTCTGCTACAGTTCCATCACCTATTGTTATACTTGGAGGAGTAGGTGCAATAGTTGTCTGCGTAAATGAAGCTATTGTAAGGTCATCACCTAATGAAAGTGTAGGCAGCGATATTGCTACAGGGTGTACGAATACTGGAGTATAGTCAACTTCACTAAAATCTATATCAGTTATATCAGGTGATACAGGTAATACAAGTCTATCTACTGTTTCCATAGTAGGTAATGACTGACTTGTAGTAGATAAGCCATCAAATACTGGAACGCTCGGTACTGTAATATCTGATTGTATAGATATATTGCTGATATGGCTCAAAGCATTCTGCATAGCGGCATATAAGACTATTAAGTAGTTAAACTTATCAGGAACATTTTGTATATCCTCTGTACTTGATACTGGCAGATAGTCTGGTGTATCGAGCACTACTACCGAAGCAGTCTCAGACGATGTAGGTGTAGGTAATACATATACACGGCTATTCTCGACATAATATACTGGGTGCTTCTTAGTAGCATAATATATAGAGTTAGGGTCGGCAGCCTTCTGTTTCATTGTAACAGGTATCTTAGTACAGATATAGCCATTACGTGATACATATAATAGGTCTATGCCGCCTAAACCACCATAGTCAAATACTACAACTCCAGAGGCATCTTGATGTAATGTATTAGAGTCTACAATTATGCTACCTGATAGCTGAGTAACTCTTGTATCTAAATCAATTGCCATAATTTACTCACTCTATTAAAAATATTGGTGATATGACGTAGAGCATTATAAATGTCTGACTGATAATCAGGTCATCACGGCCTTGTGGGTTCGAGCCCCTTTCTACACATAAGGTTAAGTACCCTACGTCATTCACACCAATACTATATTAAGGATGTGTATACCATACCAACACTTTACCAGTAGAGCCAGCAGCAGCAGCAGTATTAACTGTAATAGAAACCGTATCACCATTTGCGGTATAAGCTCCGGTTGAAGATATTGTTATATCGTTAGCTACGAGCTCTGCAAGGCCGTCGATGAATTTATCGGTATCTCCTGAGAGTCCGACATCTACATCAGCAGCTCCACCAAGTGCGGTATCGCTGTTATTCCACAATGCTACCTTAGTAATTAATGTCCCTGGCGGAACTTCTATCAAGTTAGTAGTTCCTGTAGCGTCCAGGGCAACTTCAGCACTAATCCGAGGGCAGACTGTAAAATCAGCCAGCCTATCCTCATCTATAGCAAATCCATTCTTTCCGTCAAGATAAACGTTACCCATAATAACCTCCTTAATTGGGCTTTATTATAACCAGATTCCCCAAGTTTCAGGCAATACAGTCTCAATACCAAACTCAACAATACCATGGTTTACATAGGCATCTACTCCTGTTTTCTCAAGAGTCTGAATACCTTCTATGATATAAACGTCACGGTCAATTCCGTTACCTTTAAGAGGACGATACTTGATGTTATTCATAGGAATAGCAAGCATCTTTACAGGAGTACCGTTCAAATGAATATCTTCCATAACGTTTATTGTACCATGATATGTACTGTACTGGAATATCTGAGCATTACCTATTCTTGCTTTACCTGCGAAGTTAATACCATAGAGAGCACCACGATTATCTGTAGCGTTTCCAAGCATCAGAGTATTGTAGTTGTATCCGCCTGTTCCAAGTTTGAAGAAGAAATTAAACCAGTAAGTAGGAACTACAAACAGATAATTGCTAATAGGATTAAATCTTGGGTCAAGCAGTGTGGAGAAATCTTCTATGAAATCATCTTCTGACTTGGTGGAATCCATCTGGAATACATTACCGTAGTTTATAGCCCAATCAACAATTCCTTGGGTATGCTGAGTTCCATCAGATTCTCTATAAAGTGTAGAGAAGTAGATTTCATTAGCAATATCCCATTTAAACGCCATTAAGGTACGAGTCCAGTTACGCTCAAACTCGTTCTTGACTATCTTGTATTCTGTAGCACGAGCAGTATTATCCATACCGTAAGCACATTTCAAAATCATAGTATAGCCATAACGGGTTGAGAATGGCTGGTCATTGTAGTAATCAGGGAGACCACTACCAGGAGCGTAAGCATTACCTACAATAGTAAGTTTCATACCATCAAGTGCTTTCTTGGTATCGCCTACTGTAGTACCGTGGGCATAAGCGTATGTATTAGATATTGGAGTTGTGGCATCTGTAAATGAACACAAGTACTTATTATTGGCGTCAGCAAGTGGACGAACTATTTCAACTCCAATATAAGCATAGTTACCTGATGTCTGAACATCTAATACTTTAGCTATAAAGTAATCGTCAGGTAGTAAGTCATCTACAGCACTTGAAGTACAAACTTTAATATTCTGGTTCTTTGTAAAAAATACGGGTAATGTACCAGCATCACCTACTGCAACCTTATTGTTTGACTGTCCAAAGATGTTTCCTACATTACCCTCAGACTTATAGTCAGTACCTACTTTAAGGGCTACGTAGCTTCCAGCGGTTTCCAGGCTGTGGGCAGAAATATCAGCAGTAGCAGAATAGCCACTTACGGGAACACTACCTGAACCCGTCCATGTTTTATGTGCTACTACATAACCATATCTACGCCAATGGAATGGTCTTTCCTCAAGAATCTTAAACTGGGAATCAGGAGTAGGCTCATTACGCATAGTCGCAAGAATATGGAACAGCTTATCCTGGTTTACGTTAAGTGTTGCAAGTTTTGCAGATGTAAACGCATACCCACGCCTAAGGTCTCCAACATTTAACGTAGCGTCATTATCTGTTACGTTAAAGTCCGAAGAAGTGTAAGGTGTAGTCATATTAACCTCCTTATTAGGGTATTAGTAAGGAGGCTACAATCGGTTTAGATAGCCTCTGGTGTAATACCCATTACATTCAAATTTCTGGCCAACATATCATACATTCGGTCTGGCGGAGCTTTATCATCATCACCATCAGAGGCAGCAACTGCTAACGGATACGGAGTGGCGACTGTTTTCAGTCGTTTGTTCTGTACCTCTTCCAAGGTAGAACGTCTTATCTCCTCATTTATTTTGTCTCTATTAATTGTATAATAGATGTCAGCTACTGTAAGTGGTCTGCTTTTGGCAGCTTCTAAAGCAGCTTCTACATCTTCACGTTTAATGTGAGGATTATCTTTGACAAAGTCATCAATCTGACGTTCTATTTCTACAGCAGCTCTTTCTCTAAGTTTTTCCTCCTTTGCCTGCTCATCACGTACAGATAATTCTTGGTTAAGAATATCTTTGACCTGTTTCGCAACAGCGTCAGCAAAGAATTTTCCCGATGGCGTAGTAGGATTCCACATATCACGTGGTTCAAAATCCTCAAAATTATCGCCAAGACCGTAATTAGTACTATCGGGTTTTACATCAGCAGTCCCCTTTTGGGGGTCATAATTGCTAATGTATCTAACAAAATCAGGGTTTTCAAGAGCTTTAAGCCAAGGTTCTACTTCCTGATACTTGTTTGACATCTGTTCTATAGCGTTCTCGAATTCTTTGAGCTTGGCTTCCTGCTCTTTCGTTAAAGCATATAATCTCTTAGCCTCTTTTGAAGACTCGGAGTACAGCTTTAACAGTTCTTCAGTTGTGTACTGGTTCTGTTTGTCACCGTCTTTAACTGGCTCAGGTGTTATTATTCCTGCACTTTTGGTGCTGTCATCACCAGTTCCAGTCGATGTTGTTACGGGAGGTGTAACCTTTTGGGCATCACCTTTATCCGTTATTGCTGTCATATTAACCTCCTTAAGATTTCTGTAGTATCCTATTATAAGATACTACTTAAACATTTAGTACTAACACAATATACATACGTATTAAGCGTATGTCAAGTAAACTTAATTTATTTATTTTAGTTTATTCTTTCTTAGCTTTATTAATTTTAGCCTCCTTTACGACACGTTTTGCCTCAGAGCCTGCTGTACGCAGCTCCATTCTATAGCGAGCTTCGGCTGCTCTAAGAGCTGCTTTATGGTCAGCTACTATCTTGCTAAGTTCTGCGTCAGCTTCCTTGACTTGGACTTTAATACCGGCCTGTACTAACTGGCGTTTTAGTGTTTCTATAGTTCCGGCCATTTCTTTGACCTGCTGCTCAAGAGCATCATTCATGCTTTTCAGATGTGAGTACATTGATTTACGTGCTATGATAGCCTCCTTATTTGGTATACTTGATGCAGCAAGTAAAGCTATATCGTCAACAGCTCCAAGTTTATAATATTCCATAACTTCAGCAGCTTCCATACGTCTATTCTTTGGCAAGGTAGAGCCGGATACTATTCTTACGTCAAAGCGTGTTGACTGATAGTCGTTATAGCGAGATACTACTGAGCCTAAAGAATCATATACAGGCACGTTAATCTTATATTCCTCGATATTACTTGTGTCTGGGTCTACAAGACGTATTACCTTCTCGGTGTCATAGTGATATTGAGCAAATTGAGTAAGAACTTTACCAAACTGTTCGAGGGCAGGCTCTAATACGTTGGTTACCCATGCACGGATTCTACGTGTTGAAGCCTCGTCCCATTGCAATAAACCACGGTAAGGTATATGTGAAGGTACTTCAGTTCCCATACTAAATGGAGATACTCCGAGACCTTCCTCTATATCACGTTCTCCCTTAGTAGCTATATCATAGAAAGCTGAGTTTAGACGTGCACCAGGAACAGAGGATTTGGCGTCCCATTCCTCTTCATCTGGTATAGCTCCTTGTTCGTGAGTCCAGCGTAATGAAGAACCGAGAGTCGCATTATATACCATAAGCTGATGAGTCTTATTAACTTCACGCTGTTTACCTACTACCTTGCGTACTGCCGAGATTGGGTATGGAGTACCAGTATGCGTATAAGGTATAGGTACAATGGGGTAATCACTTATCGGTAAGGTAGTCTCATATAAGAAGGTGTCAGCTCCTACCGATGCAATTACCCCAATACGAGTTTCCCAATAGTCTACAGCTTTTATTATTCTATCCTTTAAGTCTTTGTTTTTAATGAGCAGCTTGTACTCATCATCACTTATTACACGCACTTCAGTCTTACTTATTGAAGCTACAACCTGATTAATTAGGTCGGTTCTATGCTGCTCAATCATCTGAGCTGCCTGTTCCTGTAATTGCTTCAGGTCAAATTCTGCACGTTCCTTAGATATATCACCACGTTTCATGGCATCTTTAATATCTATTGACTTACTTTCAACCTCAGTCATGATTTGTCTCTGGAAGTTAGCCATTTCAGCTTCTATGTTCTTATTAACTTGTTCAAGCTGAGATTCATCAAGCTCCTCTCGTATAGTTAAAGTCCAGTATTTGACACGTTTCTTGAAGTATTTCTCATAGTAATCTATTAATGTCTGCGTAGAACCTTCCTTATCTATTGTATTTGATATATCCCAAGGCTGTATAGAGTTGCTTTCGTCCGAGTCTTTACCAGAATAATCTTCCTTATTTATATCCCCAGGTATAGCTTTCTTTATAACAGACTCATAGTCTGGCAGCATATTTATAAGGGTGTTCTTGGTAAATAGTTTCCTGACAAGTATATATTCTGCATCTCTGTACATAATATCTACACTTGACGGGTCAGGATATACGTCCCATGGGTTTAAGTTACGTATCAGTACTTCACCGTTTCCATTATCAAGGTCAGGGTCTATATAGCACATCAGATAACCAACGGATTTTGATAAGGCATCAGATATTACACTACCGAATACTCCCTTAAATCCTGATGTATACATGATATGCTTTAATACTGCTTGATGTACTTGAGCTAACCTGTCATCACTAAGCTCTGTGCCGATAGCTGTAAACTCAGGATTATTAGCGGTAATAAAGTATTTAAGTACTTCAATAGACTGGCTTATCTTGTCTACAATAAAAGTAGGCATACCAGCCTTTTTGAGGTCGTCCAGCTCCTTTTTAGTAAGCTGGTCTCCGAGGCTGAAGTCGTAAGACTCCTGGCTGTCCTCACGCCATTTTTGCCAAGGCCCATTACGTATATTCTTATATAACGTATAGTTGGTCTTGGCTTTCTCCTTCTTAGATAATTTCTTAGCCATAATCTACTCCTTATGTTTATAATACAGTCCAGCTTTTTATATGAAATTTACGGCGTCTACGTTTATATACACCGTATTTATTTTCGAGTTCATTTGGTGCTTGCATATTACGTGTAGCAAAATAGAGTGCTTCTATTACGTCATCATGGGCCATAGATTTGCCGAATGACTCTATCTGTTCTCTTAATTCCCACATATCTTCTCTGAGATATATTCTACGGTGTGAGAAGTGAGTACTAAGTCCGGCTTGTATCTTATTTAACTTTTCACGGCCTTGTGGCTGCTCTGGTATAATTAATATATCATGCCTATTATGACGTACCTTATAGGCGTCAAGATTATTCCATACGCCACGGGTCATAGCTACATCTTCCAATGTTCCATTCTTGCAATGATAACGGTCATAAAGCTCGACTATATGCTCAGTTACTCCTTTATCACCTATAAGATTACCGTTAGCGTCATATATACCTACTTCTGGTATACTAAGTTCTGATACATACTCTAATACATAGATATTGGTATCTTTGTCTACTGCTATTATTAAGATTACGTTCTTATCGCTGTTTCTTGTATCTATATCTGTAGCAGGGTCACTACCAAGAAAACAATGTACTGGTATCTTTACTCCATGGTCGTTTACTAAGAAACTGTGCTGTAGTTCCTCGTCATAGTAGTAACTGCAATTATGTATCTTGTAATGGTCTCTGCCCCATATACGGGTTGAATCGCTAATGACTTTAAGCTCGTACTCTTGGTAGTAACCGGCGTCTGAGCCGACTGTATCAAGATAGAATTTACGGCGTTCCTCAAGCCGTTCTTTAGGAAAGTAGTCAGGCCATAATACACCACCAGGCATATTAGGCTGAGTAGCACTATAGCTAATAACCTTCCAGGAATAGTTGTCTGTTGTACCATCACGTATTGCTTTATTCCAGCCGTCAAGTATATTCTGGCATAGAGAGTCGTTATGTACCGGAGTTCCATTAAATATTAGACGGCCTATATTAGGTTCTAAAGCTGGGAATATAGCGTTTGTTACTTCACGCTTAATATATTCACGGGCTTCATACGTTATAGTGTTCTTCTCGTTCTCTATGTCATCAAGTACAATAAGGTGGAAACGCTCAGAACCTCCTAATACATTACCTTTACTTTCACCACGTACGCCTTTTGTGTTAGAACGTGCTATCAGAGCTACACCATTAACGAATTCCTTATAATGTTCTGACCATTTAAGGCCTCTACGTTTACCACTAAGGTCTCCAAAATAGCGTCTTATACGGCTATTGAATCTTATCTGTTTATCTATATAGTCCATATTGTTATAGACCTTATCTATAGTGTCTGCTATCCAAGCCATTAATGGAGGAGGACCTTCTTTGGGATTGTAGTAAGTTATCTTATGAAGGAGAAAAGCCTTAGTAAGCACAGTCTTACCATGCCCACGAGCTATGATAACTGCAAGCTGGCGTATTAATTCATCAAGATATGCGTCCGCTATTTCATAATGAAAGAACGGGGTCTTGGTTTTCTTGAAGTCGCCAGGCAGGAACAGCTTACCATAGGCTATTAAGTTTGTACGTCCTAACTCAAGTAATTGCTCCTCCTTAGCTAACTGTTTTGGAGGAGCGGTAATGTTGAAAGTGTTTACAGTCATCTCTTCTTGCGTGCTTTTTTAACGTGCTTCTTACTGCTCTTCTTTTCTCTGCTCGGCTTCCAACCGAGTTTACGCATAGTACCATATACGTAAGCATCTGCACGTTTTCCGGTAAGACCTTTCTTCTTAGCTTCTCTTTTAAGTTTACGTTCTAACTTTTTAGGCATCGTTAACTCCTTTCGCTGGATTAAGACTCGGTACATTAGGTGCATCTAAGAGCTCTTGGTTTACATCTTCAATCTCGTTAGCATCTATTATACCTCCTCCGTCTATTGGAGTCCAGCCCTTTTGCTTAGGTTCATCTGGATATACGTCAGCTATTTTAGCAAGCTCTTTAAGAGCGTCCAATTTATACTTCTCGTGCTTTGCCTTTTCGTGTAGCTTCTTAAATCCGTTTATTACATATTCGGCACTGACACCAAGTTTATCAGCAGCCTCCTTAGCTTCACGTTTCATAGCCATTTTTATTCTCCTTGATGTTAATAAATCATGTACTCTTTTATATATATAATTCTCGCTTTTTGCCTTTGGATATGCCATCTTGTAAGCTACTATAGGGTCTGCTCCATTCATCATAAAGAATATCCACCGCTTTTCTGAGCGTGTAGCATAGTCGCCTATCCATCTATTTCTGCCAAATGAGAACCTGTTTGAGTGCTGCAATGGGTCTGTATCCAAGAATTCAGACGGCGAATTGCAGTTATAAGCTCCAAGTATAGTCCTTATATACTCGCCATCTCTGAGCTTACCCCTATGAATAATCTGGCATATCCGGCCGTCATCAGACTTTACCCATGCCCCAACCGGAGCAGTACGCCAATCGTCCCATAACTCCGGCACATCAGGACTAAAATGCTGCACAAATTCATCAACCGTATCAAATATATAGTTAAGCTCGCCTTTAATCCTTTTAGTATACATACTATACTCCTAAAGTATGTAATATTAAGATAGTTATTAGAGCCATAAAGATACCTATTGTGTCTGCTATGAGGTCATTAGTGGAGAATCCATCTCCGCCTATCCAACCATGCTTCTCATAAGGCACATAGGCATCCTTAATTTCCCATACAGTACCAGATATTAAGGCCAAATACGCAGCATCTGCGGCCGATAAGCTAAATACCTTCCAATACGCCAAGGTCAGCATATATGAGCCAGCACAATGCTGAATCTTATCACCAGTAAATGCTAAGGTATCATAAGACATTCTAAATGACGAACTGTAATGCAACAGCCCAGCTAATAATAAGAACGTCCCTACAAGTAATTTTAACATAATCCCCTCCTTTATACTGTTATACACGTTACTAAGATAATATACTACTATTATTCAAATATGCAAGCAAATAAATAATATATTTTAGCAGATACGAATGTTAATGTAAATATATATATGTTTTAAGAGAGGGATATACCATAACAACACCCGCCCCCGTAAAATCGGGTTTTCGTATATTAGATTTTCGTTATTTTTCATAAAGCCTTCTTTTTCAAGGACTTACGGCATGGTCTGGAATCGACCACACGGGCTGGAATCGACCGGGCAGAACATCGGAGCGGGCATCTTGCCGAAGCCGCAAGCGGTCTATATTATGCCCGAACGAATAAAGACGGGCTGGACAAAAATCGGATAGATGGCCTAAAATTGGCCTTTTTATGTAATATACAAGTATAAAGTAATAAAATGCTAAGCGGTTGTTTTTGCTAAGGTTAGGCAGTCAGCCGAAAGTTTGGCACGGGCTTTGCTGTATATGTGAGCGTGGCACGGCAGACAACATATAAAGTATTATTAATAAGAGAGGGTATATTATGGAAAAGCTAATGTTTATAAAAGGTAATGCAGCAGAGTTACTTGTTGATATTATTAGATTTACGGAAAAACACGGAATTAATATCAGCAAGATAATGCTTGAATTTGAGGAAGTAGACAAAGATGAGATAATAAAAGCAGTACTACATATACAATAACACTAACAGTATAGTAACGTAACAAGAAAAGAGGTGCAACTATGGAAAAGACAATTGATAGTATTGAAATAACTATAACAGACGTTGACTATTGCTATACTATAATGATTAATAATCGGCTGAAACAAATTGCAATAATAAATAACAGGACTGATACAAGAGAAATATTTAGAGATGAAGCATACGACATGCTTAAACATATCTTTAAAGAATATATATAATAATAAGATACTTGCATGCTATATACCGGCTAAGCATGTAAGGAAATAGTGCCGGAGTAATAAAACGTAAGGAGAAGTAAGATGGCACGTACAAAAGCAAGCAAAAAGAAAAGCGACTATGATGTAAACAAAGACGTCGTTCTCAAGTCGATAGGATTCAAAGAGACGTTTAGCAACGGGGGCGTTACAGCCTGTAATATAAGGTCTTATGATGAGACAACGCCTAAAATCGTCCTATTCGACATGTTCCCGTCGATGATTGAAGACAGGCCGTACACAAAAACATTGCTCAGGTTGAAATTGAACAAGGCAAAAGCAATCCACGAACTCTTGGCAAAAGCCATAAAAGAGTACGAGAAATTAGATGCCGGAAAGTACAAAACCGGTACGGTAAAACCGGACGGATTCAATCCGGCTGACTACATTTAAACCGCTTTAGCCAACCAACTAATCAATGCCGGTGCTGTTTATATGCAGTGCCGGCATCCTGCCTTGTTAGTAAGGCAGGTCAGACATGGGAGACAACGAACAATGTGCAAACATAAACACACTAAAGAACTACAATTCCCATCCGGCCGGATAATTACCATCTGCACGGACTGCAACCAGATAGTACATAGACCGTTAACACGTTATGATTACGACCAACTGCAGGAACTACAAACAAGCGGGCATGATATGTCACTATCCTTACCGCTTTAAAACCGGTCAACCGGTCTAAAATCATCCATCATACGCCCTGTCCTACTATGAGACAGGGCTTTCCTATAACCAAAAACGGAGTCAAAAGAATGAAAATAAAGCATAACATAATAAAAATAAACGATTTATCCGGTCACGTGGTTTATATCTGTACCAGATGCGGACAGGTCTGGTATCAAGAAGATAGAATTTCCGGCAACTGTCCCTATCAAGTAAGTAGTTATGAGATAGGGCAGATAATACGTACATTTACCATGCCATAATGCCAATAACATTAAGGGATTAATTAATATCATTAAGACAAGGGAGACTTTAATATGAAAGTGAAATTATATCCGCATAAAATAGCTGTGAAGCTGTATCATAAAAACAATACAAATAAAACAAAGCATAAATTATTTCCAAAATCCTCTGTTTATGGCATTTCCGAAGAGGACTGGAAAAGAATATCTAAAGATATTATCGAAGTAAAATATGATGATACCTCAAAAGAGTATGTGGAAATTACAGATACAAAGAACTATACTATCCCTGTATATCTTATCAAGAAGTATTATTAGTAACATTAAGAGGAGGCAAACTATGAACAGTATCTATAAAACTATGCAATTCCTTGAAGATAGTCTTATTGAACGTGTAGGTATCGACAAGGTCAATGAGTTAGTTAATTTCATAGTTGATAACAACATATCAGATAAGACTTACTACAAGATACTTACCTATCTAAGAAATGAACAGCTTAAAGGGAATAATAATCTTGGCCTAACAATTGATGTTATTAAAGCGAATATACTTAGTGGGACATTTGAAGTAGAATACTATAATTCTATAACTAAATAAAAGGAGACCTTATCATGAAGATAATAGAAGATGATAAGCCGGAGGCTGTAATCACTCTTAGTAAGCTAAAGGAAAAATTCAAAAGCGATACAAATAATGGTGTGCTTGTCTGGTATAACAGACATGATTTTTATTTAATACATGCAGCTAAGTACACGAGCAATCCGGCAGATATAAGATATAACATGATAATGATTGATAATCCTAACGGTATGCACGATAATGCTTTCAAGTATAGCATAGATGAACTTATGGAATTTATAGTTGAGCATATAGATGAAATATACTGGTTCAGGACTATTGGAGCTTTTGCCAAGTTTGTATACAACTTAAAAATTGCTTAGTAAGAAGGCTTTAAAATGAGCACAATAGGTAAAATAACTCTTATTTTATAGATAGTATAGAATTTATTAATAGGAACTATGAATACAAGAACGAGAAATTAGTGCCAAAGGAAGATAAGCTATGAATAATAATATCGATATAATAGACTCAATAATCAGATTTGAAAATGGAGAACTTAACGAGTCGGAGGCTGTTGAGCTGTTCGCTGAATTGATACGTACAGGAAAGGCTTGGACTTTACAAGGCTTCTATGGACGTACAGCAAGAAGCCTTATTGAAAATGGTATAGTAAGTGAAGATGGTACAATAAATATGGAGGTGTTATAATGAGAAATCCAACAGCAAGAAATGTTAAATGTTCAGTAGTAGCTGACAAGAAGCATCCACACAAAGCCCTAAAGTGTATCCGCTTTGAACAGGGTAAAAGCGTAAGTACTGATGGATACGTACTTATTGAAGTGCCATATACAGGTAGTACAACAACAGGCAACAAACTGAAAGAACCCATACATTTAAACAAAGAGAGCTTAATAAAGCTTATAAAGTCGGTAAAAGGCAAACGAAATAAAGATTTACAACTAACTATTAAGGAGACTGGAGGCAGCAATATCTCCGTTGAATGTGAGGACAAGATATTACTTACAGAAAGTGTAAGTGATTATCCGCAAATAGATGCAATCTGGCCAGAAGGAGATATTAAATACAAAACTGCCTTCACGCTGAGCGTATTTTAGAGTCTTATCAAAGCTCTCAAACAGGCTGGTAATAACGACTCTGGCGTAGTATTTACGTTCAGAGAGCAATACCAGGCTGTCGAGTTTGAAATGGGTGATATTAAAGGGTTAATAATGCCAAGACGCTTAGAATAGAAACATGAAGAAGGCATCAGAATGTATGCAATCAAATTAACAGGAACAAATAACAAGGAGAATTAAACAATGAGACTACGTGCAACGTTATCAGTCAGTTTCTTAGCAGGTACAAGTATAAGGGAAGCTGTAACACAAGCAAAAGAGTTAGCTGAGAAACTTAATATCTCTTACGTGCATTTTAATTTTAACGGTGTTAGTCTTAGTATAAGTCCTGACGCTGATGTTAATAAGGCTGTTAAAGAGTATAAAAACGACCCACATACTACCTGTATTATTTATTAACTAAATATATATATAGAAGACCAAGCTATGAGAACTGGATAAATATACCAATAAGACGGTGCTAATCAGGAAAGAGTTTGATGAGAACTGGCAATTATACCGGTTAAAGGTAGTAAGTATAAAAAGAAATAAGAGGAGGAGGTAATAATGTATAGAATAGACAAGAACCAACGTCGCAGTCTCCGCAACCACTGTGATAGAGTGGTACAGGAGATTCCCAGAATTAAATATGAGACTGTAGAACAATATATTCGTAATATTGCATACGCTGCTTGTATACGCTCACAGCTTGCAAGAGGGAAGTTTATTGTGGACATGCCCGAAGCTGTCGAGTACTGCATTAATTACATTAATAAGAACTATAACTTATTATAGTATAAGGAGGATAAAAATGGAAAAGAAAATATATATCCATACTAAAGGCTTACAAGATGAAATTAAGATAGCCAAAAATTTCGGATGGACAGGGTGGAGAATCCCTATCTATGCAAAAGAATTTGACAGCATAGAAGAACTGGAAGAAGCTCTCACAATAAAAGAGGAAATCGAGCTTTCTCTTAGTTTTGGAGATTGGCTCTCAAATAATTCATGGCAGCCAGGTGCTCTTGAACTTGCTGGAATTGAAACTTGGAGTACAGAAGAAGATGAAGATGATGATGAGTGGATGATTAACGAAATAGCAGAATCTATATACGAACGAATAAAGGGATTTCTGTTAGATAAACTACAAGATATAAAGATAGAATTTGACTGATAATATTAAAAAGAAAGGAACTAAAGATGATTACTCCAGAAAGAGTATAGGAGATTATAGAGGAATTAAAAGCTGCTGATTGTAGTTTCATAATAAGTGTAGCTACTGATGAGGATTCTAATAATTATACTAGTACTGGTGCTGCAATGCTGCATGGTGAGGCCGGTTTTGATATTATGATAGAGCTGTATAAGAAATTAGGCTCAGTAATAGAGAAAACATTTAAAGAGATGACACAACCTATAAACAATAAGGAGAAATAACCATGTGTTTTGCATTATGTTTAGCTATATTTTTAATAGGCGGTTTAGCAGGTATGCTGTGTATAGGCATGCTTGCCTCAAGGAAAATAGATTATTATGGTGGGAGAGACTACCATTTTGACTTATTGATGCAAGATATTAAACAATGGTATGACCTACAAGATGAGGAAGATATAACGGGATTTCCCCACTATGTATTTGACGAATGGGCGAATAGTAAGGAGGAATAACCATGACTAAGAATGAGTTCACAGCATTAGTAAATAAACTCAGAGAAGAAGAAGTACAGTTTATAATAATGGCTTCGGTAGAGGATGAAGATAATGCAGCAGGCTATGCAAGTAATCTAAGGGATGTTGACGGTCAAGCTATGATAATTCATTTATACAAATGAATTATTATAGCTTGGCCATCAACATCCCTTAGATTACTGGCATAGCCTGCTGCATTATCTTCATCCTCTACCGAAGCCATTATTATAAATTGTACCTCCTGTTCCCAGAGTTTATTTACTAATGCTGTGAACTCATTCTTAGTCATGGTTATTCCT